CTCCATTCCAAAATAAATCATAGCCTTTCTCATCAATAGTTCCTTGCCATTCCCAACAGCCATTTTCTTTAATGTCTATTTTGGCTAAAAATCTTTCTAGTATTGGTTTCCGCATATCACTCCGACCATTCTACTATTTGATTATCACCTTCAACTTTATATTTAATATTACCTTTTGCTAAGACTTTCTCTGGTTCGGTATATAATTCCCATTCCTTTAAAGCCTCTTTTATGTTCGTGTTTTCTATCTTGTATTTTATTGTTACTTCAAATTCCATCTTACTCCTTCATTTTAAACTAAATTTTAAAGATTGTCAAACTTTACCTTTTAAGATATAGATTTCACGGGCTACTATTACTCTATCATCATTTTGTGTACCAGTTGCAACTACTTTTCTAAATTTTATTTTTCGTATATCTGAATCACTGTAATTATTTCTAGCTTCTCTTCGTGTTTTATATAGATGGAAACCTGTTTTATACTTCTCACCATCACAAGTTCTTATATAACTATTATCATCATCTTTTACCCATTTCTCATAAGTAAATCCAAAAGTTTGATATTCACTGTTAATTTCACCATGACTTATAAAAAATCCTTTATAACCGATTCCTTCTTTCACTATTGCTTCTTTGTCTACTACATGTAAGCACATATTTTTCTCCTTTCTATTTTATCGGCGCATTATTTATCATACCAGAGATTTTAAGTTCACTAAGGGTTTTGATACAGCATTGACCTTTCTTTGTATCCCACCATGCACAACTATTTTCATCACAGTCACAATCAGTCAAGTAAGAATGACCTGTGTTATATCTATCTTCTATATATTCTGATTTTTTTAATGGACATAACATTTTAATTCCTCCCGAAATCTACATTCTCAAGTGGCGGTAATTTTATAGTATATTTTAACCAGAAGATATTGAGGATTTTAATTAGGTCTTTGGCTTTACATACAAACATGATTTTCATTTCTTCTTCTTATCTGGCAAAGGACACCACTTTGGGATATTTTCTTTCATTAAATCGGGGAGTTCCTTGCCTTCCAAATCGCATACACCATAGAAATTGCCATGAACTCTTCGCATTGGGCACGAATAGCAATTAGGTACTTCTTTAATAAAGATTTTCATTTTAACTCTCCTGTGTGAATCTCTATGTATTCTTCTTTTTCAATTCCGCCAAAAACAACACTCCAAATATATGACTTTTCTCTATAACTCATATCTAAACTACGAAGAAAAGGTTTATAATCTATCCAGAGTTCCCAATGTTTATCTACTTTTTTAATTATTAAGTCCATGTTAGCCTTTCTTAAATTGAGCGCATATATCTTTACACCAACCTACTATTGCAGGTTCAGGATTAAAGTTACAATATCCATATCCACTATCTATCATGCGATAATGTTTACACGTTTCACAGCATTTATCTTTTTCTTGAATATTGTCACAGTCCAGACAAAAGTCTTGCCATTTACAATCTGTTTCATATCTATTCTTTTTCATTTTACTCCTTAAATTCCCAATTCTTTATGTATTCTTTCTAGGTTAAGTTTATTCCATTTTCTCCATGCACGGCGACCTATATTAACTTGTCTATTTGATAGTTTGCCTCTGCGTGGATAAATCATTTCTTTTCCTTATGGCTCTAATGGCTGGCTCGGTTTATCCTTTACCCTCTAGTTAGCTCGGTTAGTCCGTCTGGAACATCCCTAACTTCCCGAAATCACACATCCCTAGCCGTTTCCCGATATTCACACCAGCTACTATTAACTTTTTAAGGTACTAAGGTTAAGTATATTGCTCACTTTTATTCAGGATACCCTCCATAGCCAGATAATATATCTACCATCGCCGATATATTCTGTTTTTATCTTATAACCACACTGGCGCAAAACTCTAATTTCACCCTTTACATTTTCTTTGTAGGTATAATAGCGATACCAGTATGTTTTGCCGTCAATTACTTTATAATAAAACGGGTCTTTATTCTTTTTAGGGTATAAGTCAATAGGGCTATTTTCATTTACCTTTGTTTTGCCTCTGCTACTCATTATTATCCTTTCTGGTTGTCTACTTAAAGAGTGTCTGGACGGGTAAATGCTTAATATTATTTACCTTTGTATCCGTATTGATGGGGGTCTAAAACAAAGTTAGTGAGGATGGAATCAAAATATAGTGGGATATTGCTTTTAATGTATGTTATTCTGTTTTCTAGTTCGGCGGTTGTCATTTTTGGTAGTGTACCCTGCGCTATATAAGCCTGTAGCATGCGTTTTATTTCTAGTCGTGATATGCTCCAAAATCCGATAGGCATGACTCTATTCCTTTCTCACCCGCCCAGACATTCTCCAAGTAAACTCTTTTCGCTAAGGCTCTAGTGGCTAGGCGGGTAAATAGTCAAGTCTTATAAGCTCTTAATAGGTCTGTATTGAGTAATTATCTGGAATAAATTATCGGGTCGGCGGGTATATTGGTCGTCAATGAATCTTAAAAGATTTCGCTCATCGGTTGCGTATAATTCTATTGGTTCACCATTGGGGTTGTCGTCAATCCAATAAGCTAAGTATACCCGTCTTTGATTGTAAGGGTAATATCCTATTTCCTTTTCTGAAAAGTTTTGGCGGTTCATAAAGACTGTAGCAACCCATTTATCTTTTGCAATTGATTCTAGCTCTGCTTGTGTCCAAATTCCTTTAATTGACATTGTAAACTCCGTTGCTATGCTTGCTTTCACCCGCCCAGCGTCTAAAGCCTTAGTCGTCACTTGCTTCATTGAGTGACCCGTACTTATTGTGCTCCAGCATGAGCGTATTCAATTGTTAAGGTACTGTTTTAGTCTCTTACTTGCGGGGTCATAAGCCCCGCCGTGTAAAGGACTAACTGTATAGGTAATATGTCACTTCAAGGTAAAATTGTAATATGTTATCTTGTTCCGATAATGTTAGTTTGACTGGTTTCCCCGTGCCTCCTATTCTAGTAGCATCGTGAAGTTTTCTCATAATTGGTCTGATGTTCTCGGCAAAATTCTTTAGTCCTTGTTCTTTTGTTTGTTCTGCCATTTTATTCCTCCTGTTTTTTATTCACCTACTATAAGAGTACACTAACGCCCATTGTAAGTCAATAGGTTTCATTTACATAATTGCAAGATAATTATGAGCCTAATATCATATCTATACGATTGGATTGTGCGCTCCATTGTTGACATTGAATTTGTAGTGTGTTAGAATAGATATATGGGCAGACCTAGAGTGAAGCGCAAATATACCCGTAAACCTGATAGCGATAGGAAAGTTCCAAAGCCTAAATTGGATGTACCAGATTCCCTGAAAAATATCCCCCTAAGTGAAATAGCTATGATAAGAGATAATAATGTATATAGGAAGTTTATACCCTTAAAGTATATGACTAAACCTGAATTAGAATTCTACAGACAAGGCTGGAATATTAAATATGGCAAACCTACTAAATCAGATATAGATAATCTAATTCACTAAAGAAGGAATAGATGGATAAGATACGATTCAGAGACCTCCAGAGATGGAACATTGAAGACTTATTGAAAGTACTGCCTGTAGCTGTTACTCGTGACAGTCAAGGTAAGGAAACAATTGTTGACTAATTTAGTATACTATAGGGTTAGATAGGTTCATTCTCATAACTTATTCTTATAGTATCCATAAGTAAATGCTTATACAATCACAGTTAACATTACATAATTTGTATTATACGCCCCATATTTGAAGCTAAAATGAATCAAGACTCTCTAAAATGTCAAGTTTCCTATTACGAAGGCATTAAAATTGAATCTGATTTATTAATGTAGTTTAACCCCAAAACAACACCTAAAAGAAATTTAGTTTTGAGGGTAAGGTATATAAATTAGTTCATGGTAGAATATAAGAGAGGGTTTAAATGGAAAAGATAGAAGTATTAAACAGTATAAAGAAGACATTTAAGGGTTTACCACCTGATATAGCAGAGAACATCAAAGACAACAGGGTGAAGTTAGTTGAGAATATAGGTGTATTAAGTAGTTTAAAAGACAAGTCATTAGATAAGTTAAGTAGTTTACTGGAAAGAAAGTATCATTATTTTGATTTAGGGAGGGGAGATAGTTTAAAACCTGAAGAATTAGATAAAGAGATAAACAAGGAATTAGAAAAGGAGGTTTAAATATGCCACTCACACCCAAAGGCAGAGAGATTTACCAAAAGATGTTACAGGAATATGGAGCGAAGAAGGGTAAACAGGTGTTTTATGCTTCCGCCAATAAAGGCACAATAACTGGTGTTCATGGTAAATCTAAGAAGAAAAAGAAGAAGTAATGCCAGTACCAGCATTTAAAGCCGAAGAATTTAAAAGATTCAGTGAATGGTATTATGCGCCATCTGAAGACTCTTTAAAGATTAACTTTCCTACACAGGTAGCGATAGCCAAACATTTAAATATATCACAGGCTTTGGCTACAAAATGGAATAGAAGACTATCTGATGAAGAGACTGGGAGTGATGATGATTTCAAGTCCTTCATGTCCATGCTTAGAAGGGAAGTCTTTAAAAATAGAGCTTCACCTAAAGACCGTGAATTATACTCTAAATTAAACAATTGGTTGGTAGATAGAAAAGAGGAGAAAGTAACCCTTGACTTTAGTGCAACCGACCACAACAGAATTGCCACTAATATCATCCAACGTCTTAGAGAGGAATATCAGGAACACCGAGGAATTTGCCCTGTGTGTAGCCGACCCGATTTACTGGATGAAAAACTACGTCTGGATACAAACACGGACAAAGCCTCCGAGAAAAGTGAAATGGCAGTCGTGGGACTACCTTATAGACCTTCTCAAGATATTCCAGACTGACGATGATATAGTCATTCTTAAAGCACGTCAACTAGGCATATCGTGGCTTATCAGTGCGTGGTGTTTCTGGCAGGTTTTATTTCATAATTCCGCTAAATGTATTATGTTTTCTCAAGGTGAAAAGGAAGCATGGGAGTTAGTTAGGAAAGCTAGATTCATTCATTCGCAATTACCTGATTTTATGAAACTACCTGTAGGTAGAGACACTAAAGGTATATTTGATATTTTAGATAACCATTCTTCTATTGAAGCTCTAGCCTCTACGGAAAAAGCTGGTCGTTCTACCGATGCCACTGTCTTAGTAAGGGATGAGGTAGCCTACCATCCATACGCTCAAAACAACTTCGCTTCTGTTATGCCCACTATAGATGCTGGCGGACAGGCTATAGACCTCTCTACAATTGACAAGGAAGCGGGTTTAGATGATTCGGGGTATCATTTTACCGAAAGAATCCTTAGAGCCAAATCTGGTGCGACCTACGATAAGACATGGGATTCAGGAATCAGAGTTATAAAGGGTGGCGAATCAGGTGCGACTTTAATTTTCCTTTCTTGGAAGTTAAGACCAACCAGACAAGAAGGCATGACTTTAAATGAATGGTTTGATTTAAGGATAAAACCCAAATATACTCCGTTAAAAATAGAACAGGAATACCCAGATTCTCTTGAAGAAGCCCTTAAAACCCCTGAAACTACGGCGTTTTTTGACCGTAAGGCTTTAGAAGATATGCTTTTAGAGACTACGGACAAGACTTTACCCACAAACGATATAAATTTAAGGGATGGAGTGGTCAAGATAAGGAAATATCCCACAATCGGGAGAAGGTATGTTATCTTTACCGACCCTTCCGATGGTATTGAAGACCCGACAGCTTCAATTGTCATGGATTCTAATACTTTTGAAGAGATTGCAAGCTATCATGGTAAAATAAAAGCAGATGAGTCGGCTAAAATACACGATTGTTTAGTAAGATATTATCATAATGCCTTTAATACTTGGGATGCTAACGCTAGTGCGGGTGGGAAGTTTTCAGAAACGATTAGAAACCTTCAAACTCCAAATCAAGCACCACGTAGAACACCAGATGGTAAAATAGTAAGAGATAAAGATGGATGGGCGATTACTCCTCCATTAAGAGAAAAGATGTTGGATGGCATTGAAGAGGCTGTAAGAAGGCGTTTAATAACCGTTCATACTAAACAAGCCATAGAAGAGATGAGAATATTCTGTAAGATTGATGGGAAAGCCCAAGCACCTAAAGGTTATCACGATGATTATGTCATGGCGTGGGCTGGTGCGTGGCATTTGAGGAAATTCATGCCTTCTGGTGATATTATGATAAAGTCTTCGGAATACAAGGGGTAATATGGAAGTTAAGGAAATAAAAGAACTCTATTCGTATTTGACACAGACTTACCATTCCAAACGCAGAGCGCAACAGGAAAAAGACGAGAGTTTTATCAACGATGCTATTGACATTTCTTATTTACCAGAAGGTGTAACTCCTATGAAAACTGGCAAAGCGTATAGAATGGTCTCCGCCCCTGCCGAACACATCATAACTTCCAATCCACAAGTCTTTAGAAACACTGGTGAAAATAGAGTTCAGGAAGATAAGAGAGTTGCCCAAGAACTGAATAGATGGGCAAGAGTTTTACTAAGACAGACACCTCAACCCTTTAAGGAATTCGTTAAGAAACTTTTAGGTAGAGGTGAGTCTTGGATTTATACGATTCACAATGATAATTATGATAAATCAAACCCTTTAGAACTCCCGATTAAACTTTTAATACCCGACCCTTTGATAGTTTATACTGATGGGAATGAAACCAATGGAGTCCCTGAAAGAGTGATTATAAGTTATCAAAGAGTTGCCGATACTATTTTAAGAGACTATCCTAAATGGAAGTGGACTAAAAAAGGAAATAAAACCGAAAAAGATAAAGTCCCTTATTTTATGTATATGGATTCAGATGTTAGATATATAGATGCTGATGGAGACCCACTTTTAGTTGACAATAATGGCGAACCCTACAATGGAAATGGAATACAGGAAAACATTTATGGATTTGTGCCTTTTGTTCATACATACGCTGGGTTTGGGTATTCTTCACCAGACGGAGACCCTGCGACTCTATGTATTTCAAGGATTACGAATATAAGGGATTTAGTACGAGAATATACCGCTATCAGAAGTGTAATCAATTATCTAATCTTCCAATATGCCCAACCTCCGTTAGATTTTGAATATGACCCCCAAGTCTATACGCCACCAGATGATTTCGCCGAAAAGTATAGCCGTAAACCTAAGTCGTTTAATATCGTACCTGTAACACATACTGGCGGGGGTATGAAAAAAGGTGTGGATATGCTCCCCGACCAGCAATTATTTTTACATCTTTACAACATAGAAAATCAGATAGATGAGGAAGACCCTTTAGGAACTCTAGGTCAGATAATAGGCACTTCAGGAAGACAACAGATAGATGCAAAATCCAGTTCTCTAAGACGTTACGACACAATAGTAGAAAACACGGCACATAGTTTTGAAACGGCTTTTGGGCAAGGGTTGAAATTGTGTGAGAATATACCTTCAATTTACCCCAAAGGTCTCAATCAAGATGATATTAAAAAGAATTATACACTCTCAATAGAACTTAAATCAGAAGATTATATTGAAACTAATCTAAGACGTACCGATGGCGACAGGAAACAGGCGGGTGGGATTATAGACTGGGAGACTAACCTTACTCAATATCAGGGTTATACACAGGAAGAGTCTCAAAAAATCATGGATAAGTCTATTGTTGATTCTGTTATATTAAACGACCCGATTATCAGACGTTTGATTGCCATTCAGACGGCTAAAGAAATGGGCATGGAACAACAGTACACAGAACTAGAAAAGGCTTTAGGTGCGCCAGAACAGGGAGTTTCCACAGTTCCTAAATATGGTTCTAAAGGTGGCGAACCTAGAACTGGTAATATTAAGACTCCTACAGGTGCAGAACAGATTGATATGAGTATGGCACAAAGACCTATTCGTGCAGGAGTATCTAATGTCTAGGGAAAATCGTATGGATAGAATTATGGATATGATTAAGACTCGTTTAACATCGGTTAATACCGAGATTGTCAAACAGTTCAAAAATACCAATCCTTATAGAATGGTCAAAGTTTCTGATGAGGAACGTATTACTAAGTATCTTTCTATTACACCTGATATGGATTTAGAATTATCTCAACAATTAGGGCAAGTTTATCAGAATTACAAGTTAAAAATGGATAATCTAATCAAGGGGTATAAGAATGCCTGATGAATTGATACCAACAAAAGTTCGTGATTATTTAATAGAATTAAAAAAAGCTTTTGGGAATGAAGCGTCAACAGATTTTTGGGATTATGTAAGAAATTTACTACTTGCTGACCCAAAATTGATGTTGGGTGAAGCTCGTTACCAAAGGACTATGTTTAATGGATTTGTTAATGATTATAATACTTTAGTAAAATCTGGTAAAAGACCTAACGCAACTGCAATATATACTCTTAATCAGACAACTCCTCCTTGGGAACAGTTGGGAATGACGGAGGAGGATTTTGCTACTCAATTTCCTAATGAATATAAACAAACACAAGATTGGTACACTCAACAGGTTACTACTCCAACTACGACAGATACAAGTCTTTTATATGATGGTCTTTCAACTACAGAAATAAATGAGGCTGCTAATTTACAAGGAATTACAGTTGACCAGTGGAAACAGAACTGGATAAACAAAAACTATCCTATACCTACGGATAAAACAAGTCTTTCGGCATGGGAGCAGGCACAGTTAAACGAAACTGTTACCCAGAGACAATCTGATGTTGAATTAACAAAGTGGAAAGCACAATTTGGTTTAGCACAGGATTGGGCTACTGCTGAAAAAGCAAGGATAATGCAATCCCCTGAAGATGTAACAAAAACTAAATCAGAAGCATATCAAACTGCTATAGACGAAATAAGGGCAAGTTTAGAACCTACCGATTGGGCGCAGAAATATATCTTAGATATTAAAGAGAAACAAAACCCTTATGTAACTAAAAATATGACTGATGAGGAATGGTTAAATAAAATCAAAGGTCAAAGAGATTATCTAAAAGGTGAACTTAAATACTTACAAGATAGAATGGGTGATGAAAGTGACCCTCTTTTAAGGACACAGGGAACTACTGATTTAGAGAATACTATCAAAACTTATATATCCAGTCTTGATACAACCGAACAAGCAGTAAAAAGTAAAAGTTGGCTACCTGAAGGTGGTTCTTTAAATACTCTAGCTCAATTGTTTCAAAGTGGCAAAATAGGTGGTTTTAGTGCAACTCCAGGTCTGAATTTTACGGGTGGTTCTTATAATGCTGCGGAGAATTTGTTAAATCAATATCTTTCTGGTGATAATCCAGAGTTAACTAATCTTAGTCCAGAAGTAAGAAATTTACTACAATCGGCTGCGCAGGAACAGTGGCTTAAACAGAAACCTACCCCTGAACCGACTCTAAATATCCCTACATGGTTACAGAGTTCTATTTCTGGTAATCCTAGTTATATACAAGGTTTGAATTTTAATCCAGCGATTACACCTTCTCCACAGACTATGACTGGCTGGAATCCTACCCAACAGTCTGTATGGGGTAGTTATGTAAAGGCTTCGGGAGGTAGGACTGAAGATTTACTTTCACAGATGCAATCTATGTTACCTCAACCAAGTAGTTTAGGGAAGTCTTGGAAACCTGCAAGGACAATATAATGACTGATTTTTTGTGGAAACCGAAGACAAGTTTATTAGATGATAAGTTAAAAGAAAAGACTTGGGATATAAATAAACCTCTTTGGAATATCAATACTCCACAAACAACTTTAACTACTGAAACCCCTCAAGAGACTTATCAATCTGAACTAGATACTCTACACCCTTTTAAAGTACCTAGTGAAAAACCTCTATGGGCGAAAGTATTAAATATCGCTTTTAAACCTTTTGAGTTGATTCAGGAATATCTATTTGACCCAGTATTAGGCGCAATACAGACTTCATTTGCCCAGAAAAATCTCACTTCACAGGAATTAACGATTGCTAAGAGTGAAGGTATCAGGTCTTACTTCCCTGGCGGTATGAGACACAAGGCTTATGAACAATTAAAATATCCCTTTAAGTGGTTAGTTGAGTTACTACCTTGGCTAATTGTACCTCCAGTTGGTTTGGTAGGTGCTACTGGAAAAGCAGGTAAGGGTATTGCAGGTGCTTTAGGGAAACTAGGTACTGTAGGTAAAATAACTGGTAAGGCATTGGAATATTCACCTGCTGGTCTAACAGAAAAAGCAATAGGTGGAGTTTTAAAAGGTATCACTGGTAGGTTTGGTAAGAGAATTGGAGATGAAATACCTAAAGCAATTGAATCAAAAGAACCTTCCGAAATAAAAGCTATTACTGCAATTCAAAAATTAAAGAATAAGATACCTGAACAGAAAGTCTTAACGCATGAATTAAGAGTACAACAATTTACTAAGGCTTTAGAAGCACGTAATTCTATAAGGGGTGAGGCAGGTGCAATTGCAGCAGCCAAAGCTATGGGAATATCTGGCGAAAAGGTTGAAGTACAAGGAATACGCAATCAATTAACTAAAAGTGAAGTAAATAATCTTTATGATAAAATCGGAGATTATTTCAAAAGTAAAGGTGAAATCTCTAAACCTGCCGATGATGCTCTAAGAGTTATTCTTGATGGAGGCAATCTTCCATTCCCTAGCCAGATAAAATCATTGGCAAGAGTATTTCCCGAATTGGCACAAACTCTAGTTGACAAACATCAGTCTGGTACTATTTATGCAATAACGGAAATTGGCAATATATTTCGTTCTACATTGGCATCTGGAGATGTTTCTTTTATGGGTAGGCAAGGTGCTATTCTTGCTACGAGATTCCCAAGAGAAGTTCCCTTAGTATTCCAACGTATGCTTAAAACTGTATATAGTGATAAAAATGCTGAATTATTAGACCAAGCATTAAGAGGTCGTAGGTTGACCTCAATTGCTGACCAATTAGTAGGAGAAAAAGGATATAAATTAGATTTAACTGCTGTACCTTCAGAGTATGGGAAGTTACCTATAAGTGCAAGAGAGGAATCTGCTGCCTCTAAATGGATACAGAACTTTCCTATTCTTGGTTCTCTTGTAAAAGGTTCTAACAGAGCTTATGTAAGTGCTGCCAATGACTTTCGTTCAATGGCATGGGAAAAAATAGGGTCTTCATGGGAGACATTGGTAAAGAAGAACCAATCTAAAATAGATGAATTGGTCAGTTCTGGCAAATGGAATATGTTATCTGAATCTGCCCAGAAGAAGATGATAGAGAGTGCAACATTAAAATCAAATGATTGGTCTGAATTGGCAAAACTAATAAATGTGGTAACTGGTCGTGGTATATTACCTAAGATGTTAAGAGGTTCTAGTACACTCTTAAATGCTACATTATTTTCGCCTAAATTATTTTTCTCACGTATTCAATTTCCAATGATGCTGTTTTCTTCTTCGGCACTTGTACGTAAAGAAGCTGCACGTATGTTACTTCAATTCATGGGTGCTGGAACGGCAGTATTAGGGATTGCTGGTGCTATTGGCGCACAAATTGAATGGAATCCTCAATCATCTGACTTCGGTAAGATTAAAATTGGTGATACAAGATTAGATATATGGACTGGCTATGCACAATGGACAAGACTTATAGCACAATTAACAACTGCTAAAAAGAAAACTGCTGGTGGTCAAATAACAGATGTTAATAGGGCAGAAATAGTACAGAGATTTCTTCAATCAAAAGCATCACCATTAACGGGATTACTTTATGATATTCTACGTGGTGAGACTTACATGGGTGAGGAAGTCAGTTTAGATACGGAAAGTCTACAACGTCAGGCATACACAAGAATAATGCCATTGGCTGCACAAGATTTAATTGATGCTATTGACCAAGAAGGATTGTTAGGGGGTACTATTGCAGGTATCTCTAGTGGATTGGGTGTAGGTGTGGTAACTTATATGTCTGATGCCAATAAACTAAGAGAACAGTTATCCCAAGATAAGTACAAGATGTCATGGGAAGATGTAGGATTGAAAATGGGGCGTTCTGCGCAGTTAAGTATAGAAAGGTCTAGTCCTAAACTATTAGCTTTAATTACAAAGGAACGTGAAGATTACAATAAAACGATTACAGGAAAAGCGGATATAAACAATATTTATCGCACTCAAACAGAAACGATAGAGAGTTCTTTCAGGTCTAATGTCAATCAAGCCGTTCAAGAGTACAAGGATACAGGAAGTGGTTATAATTTCAAGGAAAAACTCTTAACGATTGCTTCTAATAGACGTTCACAATATGATGTTTTAAATCAGAACCCTCAATTTAAAGATATAGTCGCTAGATACGATGAACTCCCTACGGCACAAGATTTAAAAAAGATGTCTCCGCAGGATTTAGCTAGAAAAGAATATAACCGTTTGATGTACTCCGATGATATGTACGACCAATACGGGAATTACAGATTTGATATGATTGATGAAGTAAAAAAGTTATTCGTTGATACCTTCGGTCAAACGATGTTGGATTATGTTGAAGAGTATCAAGGAATTAAAGAAAGTGATATGCCTGATGAGTATAAAATGTTCAAACAGGCACAGAAAGTTTTAAGACCTTATTGGGAAGTAGAAAACAAAATTATAGAAAGTCGTGGTTTAAGATTTGCCCAGAGTAAATACGGGCAGGCTTTAATCGCAAGAACGAGAAAGTTAATGAGAATGACCAATCCAGAGATGGATAAACTTTACCGCCAATTTTATACTGAAACTAATCTATAAAAAGTCATAGTGTATAATATAAGTAAGACATATTGAATGAATGGATACCCTAAAGCCTTCGGGCAATAGGCGCATAAGAGTGGTATTGGGTCGGCTACCCGTTTAAATGACTTCGCTAGGTCAGCCACTCTTATAGCATAAAAGCTAATTAAGGAGGTTTTTAATTTAATATGGATACTGGAAAAGAGGCGGAGACTAGGGAACTTACTCCAAAAGAGGAAAATCCTAAAGTTGAGACTCCTACCGAAGCAAAAGAATTGGAACTACTTACAGCCAAAATGGAAGAACTAAAAAATGATAGGGACAGACTAGAAGGTGGTTATAAGGAACTCCAGAGAAAGTACAACAAAAACCAAGAAGACCTTAGAAAGCAAGGCGATTTACGTTCTGAAATTGATGAAGTAAAGAAACTTCAAAAAATGCTCGCTGCTGCGGTTGTTGAAAGTGGTACTACTCAAGATGTAGAAACTGCCACACCACAAAGAAAGCAGGAACTCTTAAAACAGTTTGAAGTTATGGAGAAGGAAACGGAACGTAAGAAAAAAGAAGAGAAGGAATCCTTAGACAGACAGGAGTACAAAGAAAAAGCTGATTTAATCTATGCCAGAGCAGAGACAGTCTTTAAGGAAGACCCTGATGGTCTCTACCAGATAAGACAATATCTACGTAACGGTGATTTAGACATAGCAGAGAAGAAAATCAGCAAATCAGAGAAAAAGGAGACACCTGTGGTTGAGAAAAAGGAAACCGATGACCAAATCTTTGAACGAATCGCCAGAGCAAAAGGTCTATTAAAAGCTGAACCTGCCTTACCCTCTGGCAAGGTTAGAAGTTTCTCTGATATTGAAACGTCTTGGTCTAAAGGTGAGATAACTTTTAAGGAATATCAGGAAGCTCGTATTAAAGAGGGAATAAAGTAAGGAGAAATAAATGGCAATTCAGACTGCTACATTGGGCGACCTTGAAAAGTTGTCCCAAGTTCTAATTGGCGAAGCAATGTTCACTGCCGAATTCAATGCGCCATGCGTTCAGTTAATTGAACGCTACACACTCGGTAAGGGTGAGTATACCTACCGATTTCCGAAATTCAGTCAGGCTTCATTCTCGGCTTTAACAGACGGTATTGATATAACTGATTCTCAAGACTTCAACATGACCTACGTTGATGCGAGTCCAAGTGAAGTAGGTGCGAAGTTTATCGTCACGGACAAATGTGCCAGAGAACTCAAACCAGAAATGATGAGAGTTGCTGGTCGTATGTTAGGTGATGGCATGGGTAGAAAGAGAGATGAAGATGTAATCGTTCTATTTGCATCTCTTGATTCAGCCTTTGGTGCTGATAACAAATATCTCTCAAGTATCAATTCTTCATATTGTGTTTCTAATATGAGGGCATTGAAAGCACCAAACCCGATTTCAGTTGTGCATCATCCTAATGCAATCGGTTATCTGGCTATTGCACAGATGGCTGTAGGTGCAACTTATTGGGCTGGTTTCCTTGATGAGACTACCCGTAAAATCCTTTCAAACTTCTGGAGGGGTGTTGTTATTAACCAAGTTCCTTTCTTTGATGATGGCAATATCGCTAAGATTGCTGGCACGGATTCAGCTTATGGTGCAATCTTCTCCAAGAGTGCGATGGGACTTGTAGAATCTCTAGCACCTTATACTGCTACTGAACGTGATGAGTCTATGAGAGCTACGGAAATCAACATGATTGCCGATTACATCTGTAAAGAAGTTGATGGTGCTTATGGTGCATCCATGAGATATGAAATCGGCACTAATTCAACGTCAGCATAATAGGAGGTAATTTATGGTAACGGGAAACACTGGGATGATTACTAAACCCATCCTTAGAGAGACAAAAGTAACTCTTTATAGGATGCATCCAAATCAGGATGTTAATTTTGGTTTAGTGATGGTTTGCCCCAATCTACCCGCAGGGTTACAGGAGGCGGAGGATTATCGTAAGAAAGGTTACAAGTCTAATCCGCAGGAACTAAATCCACAATCAGAGATAGAAAAGACTCCAGAGGGGGAGATGTTTCTAGTACCTGATGGGTACGAATTAAAGAGTTTTAACGAAAAGACTACACTCGCCGATAATAAAACCTTAATTGATGTTGTCAACTGGCGAGTAGTTAAAAAGGAAACTCCCCCTGAAAGAGAAATATATGTATCTGATAAGGAAAAGAGTGAAAAACGAAAATAAGTACTAATGGAGGTACAATATGTCTTTCCCAGGTTCAGTTCTATTAAGTGCTGGTGATATTCTAAATCAATCAGCCACAAAAGTCCTTCCTTTGGGGACAAGAGGTTATACAAGGGATGGCAGGGTATTCCGATATGCCCGTAACGGTGGTACGGCTCTAAAGGCTGGTTATCTTGTTCAGTCTTCAGTTCCTTTGACTGGTGATTTAGCTCTTAAACAGGGTGCTACCAAATTGAGTGCCAACACTACCAAGATAAAAATAATTACGGCTGCCAATGCTGTAATGTCCACAATAAACGCTTATGCCGATGGTTACTTTTATTGTTACTCTACTACGACTGCCGAAGGTGCTGGTCTATATGCCCAGATTAAATCACACTCTACAGAATCCGCTACTGCAACTGGTCTGGTGACAATTAACTTTGCAGATAGTGGTAGATTGTATAGTGGTATTGGGACTACCTACTTAGCTTCAACAATAGGTGCTAAAGTTGCTGTCATGCGTAACCCGTATGACAAGGTAGTCGTGAAACCTGCTGGTGCTGCAACGGCTCTGGCTGTCGGAGTTCCTGTACGCCCAATAACTGCAAGTTACTACTTCTGGCTTCAGACTTGGGGTGCTTGTCCTCTTAGAGTAGGTAAGGTTCATACTATCGGATACAATATAGGTCTTGGTACTGATGCTACGGCAGGTATTGCTCAAGGTGCTACGGTTGGTACTACCTTTACTAAGACTACTTGGGGTCGTGGCATCAATGCGGTTGGGTCAGCTATGACAACGGGTGTAGCTGGCGAAGCAAGACTTGTTTACTTGAAACTCGCCCCGTAATTGTACTAATGGAGGTACGTTAATGGATTTCGCTGGTTCAGTTTTACTCAATATGTCCGATGTGTTGATAACTACTTCAACACAGAACTACCCTTTAGGAACGAGGGGTTATACCAGAGATGGGCGAGCTTTCAGATATGCTAAGAATGCTGCAACGGCTTTGGCAGCAGGGAGACTGTGCCAATCTTCTGTTCCTGTAACTTATGCTAACAGTTCTAAGATGTCGGGTACTACTAAAATACTCGCCAATAAACAGTCTATCAAATTGGTATCTTGTTCTGGTGCTTTCTCTACTATAAACGCTTATGCCGAAGGATATGTCTATTCCTACTGCTCTTCAACTGGTCTAGGGCAACCCTCTTATGCTCAAATCAAATCCCATAATAGGGGTAATGCTTCTGCAACGAATGTCATAACTTTCCAATTTGCAGAAGCAGATACACTTTATGCTGCCTCAACTATTCTTGGTGCAACTGACCTTAATATTGGAGTTATCAAGAATCCCTATAAAGATGTCATAGTCACTCCATCAGGTGCTAAAACCTCAATGGTTGTGGGTGTGCCTGTAAGACCTATCACCGCTTCTTACTTTTTCTGGCTTCAGACTTGGGGGATATGTCCTGTAAGGTCATACTCAAGAATCGGTGTAATAGGTGGTGCTGTAGGTGCTTCTACTTCAACAAATGCTGGGACGGTAAGTGGTTGTTCAGCTTCTACAGCAGGTGCGAAGACTTGTGAATTATGGGGAGAAGGTATCAATCTAGTAGGAGACTCGGCAATTGTAGGAGTTAGTGGTGAGACACGACCTGTTTACTTGCGTCTTGCGCCTTAATCTGGTATAATCTAATTGAGGCTTTAAGATAGTTGAGCCAATCAATTATCTAAAGGAATTAAATATGTTATCTCTGCGTTTAGCTACAAAAGACGACTTGCCACTTATGATGGCATGGAGGTCTAACCCTCTTATTTACGCAGGATTCTATCAACAAAAAAACCCTCTAAAATGGGATGAACATCTTAAATGGTGGGAGTCTCGCTTGAATTGGAGGGTTTTTTTATGTCTGTTAGATGATAGACCAATTGGGGTTTTGAATATAGGGCAACTAGACCACTGGAGTCCCGAAATTGGTTATTACATTGGTGAGATTAGTTTATGGGATAATGATTACGGAACTCAAATGGTTCAACTAGGAATAGATTGGTTAAAAAATTACTCTAAATCTAATAAACATATACAGAGTGTTCATACTACAATAAAAGATAATAATATAGGTTCAATTAAAATAGTAAAAAGATTAAATTTTAAGAAAGGTATGGAAGCTAGGATAGGAGAACATTATTGGTATCATACCCTAAATTCATAGCTAATTTTATTCTTAATGATTTAAAAGGTCTTGTCAATAAATATGGATTTAAGATTGATATTGTACCTCCTGATGTTTTAAAATCTATAATTGACCCTCTATGGTTTGGTGAGAAAACTAGAATTCAGGTAAAGGAAGAATTGGATTTCTATTTATGGATAATAAAACGATTATCTTGTTAGGCACTGGTGGAGGTTGGAATTTGTGTCCATTTGATAAAGAAACTTGGAGTGCCA